ACCAAGAAATCATCGCTCTTGGTGCATCTGCAAATGCACTTGTCTTTCTACTTGTCCATCCTCCAACTGGTCGTAGTGAACCATCATGCCATCTGACAAGACTTGCATCTCGCCATCTATTGGAAGACTCGAAATCCGTTCCGTTTCTATGTATGCCCGGTTTTAATTGTAAAGGTATTAATGCCATAATATTATGCTGCTATTTGTGTCCATGTTACCGAATCGTTGACTACTGGTGTCCATGTTATCGGTGTTACTGAAATAATTTCCCATTTCTCTCTGCCTATTGTAGCAGTTCCAGATGTTACACTTACTATACTATCTGTGTCTGTTCGTATTCTGATGTAATCCGAAGATATAGTTGCAAGGGGATTTGCTGTTGCACTTCCTTGCCAAATTTTCTCTGAGTCTGCAACTAATGATGCAGATGGTGTACACGATGCGATACCACCTCTCGTAGCAAATCCTAATACAGTTATACTCGCATTGGCAGTTGGTGTACCTGAACCAAACCTTACTCTGTTACAGACTGCGGCTATGGATGCTGTTGATGTCATCGGTGCTACACCTGATAATGTCGCTTGACCTATCGTGGCAGTTCCAGATGTTACACTTGATAATGCACCTGCAAGTCTCACTCTATTGCAACTTGCAACTAAGGTTGCAGTTGAAGTCATTGCTCCATCACCAATTACAGATATAATCGCTTCTGCTGTAAGAGTTGCTGTTGCACTTACTGCCGCACTACCTAGATGAACTTCTTGACCTATAGTTGTTATAGATGATGCACTAGCAACCAATGCTCCTGCAAGTCGTACTCTAGTTGCTGAAGATGTTACTGTTGCTGTTGCTGTGACAACTGTCTGTAGGTCTTCTGTACCATACTGATTCCTACCATACAAACCTGAACCATAGGTAAAGGCACTAGATTCTTCTAGTATAAATTCCTCACCTAAAGCAACTAACGAAGCCGCTACACTTACTGTAGCACTTGCAAGTCGTACTCTGTTGCCTGTAGAAACGATTGTAGATGCTACACTTACTGTAGCCGAAGCGTCTTTTACCTCTCCAACACTCGAACCAAAGGTTCGTAAACCATAATACGATTCACCATATTCAAAAGCCATTTACTAGCCTTGTATTAGTTTAACGTAATATCTAAATCACCTGCCGGTACACGAAATACATCACCTGCCGCAATTGCTTTACTAGCAGTTAATGTTGCATAACACATCAAATTACCTGATGTGGATGCATCATATACACCTACATGCGTTACAGTACCAAAACCTCCACCAGTTGCTGTTGCATATTCAACTGCACCTGAATTACTGGTTGTATCGCCTGAAGTAGAAAATGAAACTGCTACTCGTGCATAGGCTGTACCTGATGTAGATACTTCTGTTACTGAACCTGCTTCACCATCTGAAACTGCTGTAAATAATGCTAGATAGTGAGTGCCGGGTGCTGAATAAGCCGCTCCTGCAAACACATGGTCTAGTATTTCTGTTTCTAAATAATTAGTAAAACTCATTATCCTAGTCCTCTTATTTTAAGTCTCAACCCTGAGCCACTATATCTTGCTGACTCTGAGGCTTCATTTAATCTGGTTACCGCAGCACTATACATCTGTGCCCAGATAGCCACCCTTTCGTCTTCTGCTAGATAAGGTGCTGAATGTAGAAGTGCTCCGTAGAGGTATACATCAGGCGAATCCAATAAAAGCCAATTATCTGCATTACTACCACTTAAAGCATCTAGTTTTTGATAGTAAAGCAATTCAAAATCTGTATCAGCAGATGGTGTTGGATATAACTGAAACTGTCCATCTGCGTGTGTGTAGTACATTACTGTTCCACTCACGTCTTCAGCACTTGCTCGTCTATCTGCCATTGCATCTCTTGATATGAGATTGACTGCTGACGTGCCACTCCCTGTGAGATGCAGTCTTATCGACTCTATCCAATCAGCAGGGTATTGCATGTACTCATCACCGCCTGTCTGTTGTCCACTTGAACGAGCTTCCATCTTCCAATGACGTACATCCCTATTGATCTGTGACTCAGCCAAGGTTATGAAATCAGGTATGACTGTCGTTAAATCGTCTCTATTGAGGAAGTCGGCAATGCTTGCCTTTAGTTCTGTGTATGTTGTGAGTGCCATAGTGATTCCATTTTATATTATTAATAAGCTAAATTCATGCCTTTGAGTATAATATCATCATTATAGTGTTGCAAGGCATCATCTCCACCTTCTTGTCTTATTATCGCTCTAATAAGATCAGATAAAGACTCTTCACTCAACACATCATCTGCTCCTATTCCCATACTCTGAGTCACACTATCTATATATGCATCCGTATCATTTTCAGATGAAGGAGCATAGACATTTACAATCTTACCTACAGTATTTAGTCCTCTATTCATTTTGTTGGTTAAATCTTTTGTTAATGCTCTAACACCCATTTCAGGACTATCAAACTTTAAGAAAGAACCATCTGTTAAAGGGTCATTAATCATACCATCCCATTCAACCCCAAAGTCTTTTATATTTCCTGGGTTATTGTTGCGTACGTTTAAAGGACCCTTCATCCATGGGTCGTCCTTAAAAGGATCCTTCAGCTTTTGTATTGCTTCTGTATCTCCTACTCCTGTTGGCATATTAGCCATATTATCCTTCATATCATTGAATTGTTGGATGATGCTATCTAGATAGCCAACAGTCATATTTTGATTGTTACCCTTGACAGTCTGATTTATAAAGGCATTAGCTCCGCCTGGAAATGTTCCTTTATTGGGGTTATAAGCTCCTGAGTCTGATTCTATAATGCCTGCTTCTGCTAGATTCAATGGTTTATGGCCTTCAGGTAAATTAGCTTGTGGTGAAGTATAAGTTGCTTGGTTCAATAATCCTATGGTACCACCATGTGTCTCATCCATGCCTGACTTCCATTTATAACCCTCATTCTTCTCTTTATCTGAATTGAAGATGCCCCCTGTTCCACCTGTTAATGCCCCTGTAATCATCTTAATTAAACTCATCTTATACCACTCCTTTTAATTTCCTTTTAATCGGTTTGCCCCAATTTGAGCTCATAGGCTTATATCCAACAGCTAAATATCTAAAAGCATCTGCTCCATGTGAGGACCAATCGTGCCTAGGTCTTGACTGCCATGTTTTACCATTTTCGTCATAGTTACGTTGGTAGTTTATCAAACAATCTATCCCTTGTTCGCACTTTTTCTCATCAAACCAACATTTATCTATCAAAGACCTAACAGCTTGGATGCCATCATCCACCCTTAACTGGGGTGCTATATCGACATTTTTAAGGCCTAAGCTGTCTAATGTCTCTAATCGAGATTTGCCTGACCCTAATTCCCTAACCTTTACATCATGGGGGAGTATATGTTGCTCATATATATACCCTCTGTCTTGGAGTATTTTAACATAATGGTCTAACCCTACGCCAGATGATTCATAGTAATCTATCAAATGTACCTCTGTGCCTATAAACTGGGCAAACCAGATGGCCGTGGAGTCCCCAACCCCTAAGTCCCATGACGTTACAACTGGCTTAGCTTTATCATATCTAACCCTTCCAATCCTCTTCTCCTCTTTGGCCTTCCGCATTTCAGTGGTATAGTAGGACCCCTCGCTGAATATTAGGAATCCCCCTTCCCAAATATGGTCATACATATCGGGGCGCTTCTGTTTATCTTCTAGTCGTTCCACTTCCAATACACTGGGAAACCATGGGTTGTCCCTATGATTTAACTCTTGAATTTTAGAATTACCTGGTGGATCGGTCCTGAAGCGTCCATGGGTTGCAGAGTACTTGGACTCGGGGTTCCAAGTCACCCATATCTCTGAGTCCTTTTCCCTAACTGTTGGTATAAGCTTTTGCCATGCCATATCACTAACAGCCTCTGCCTCATCAACCCAGGCTAATAGGATCCGAGCCTTGGACTTAATAGAATCTAATGAACGCCGTAAGCCAGCAAATGTATAGTGGATATTACCATCCTTTGATCGGATATACTTTTCCCCTATAGTGTAATACTCATTGAGCCATGGAATAGCCCTGATGGCGGTCTTAATCTCTTCAAGAGAGGAATCATCTAAGCTATTCATGAATTCACGAGCACAGAGTATTTGGCCATTGATGCCTGCTTTACCCCATTTATATCCTAAGACTGCAGTCATTAAGGCAAATGATCGAGTCTTGCCTGAGCCCCGTCCCCCATAAGAGCCACGATACCTCGCTGTTCCCTTGAATGTATTTACCAATTTAGGAGGGAGTTCAATCTGTGCTTTCGTCTTCGCTGTCGTTGTTGTCATCCTTTGCAACTAATTCAATCACTGTGGGTTGAGGGCTTAGAGACCCATCGGACGAGGATAAATCATATTCCTGTTTTTCTATATATCCTCTGCCCTTGCCTTTGGTCTTAAGATAAAAGATCGTAGCAGCCGTTTGATGTTCGTCTATTTGGTGATGAAGACTACTCTCTGCAAAGTCTAGTGCTGCTTCCGCAGTTTCTTGACATTGAGCCTTGTATTCCTCATCGGCTTTAAGCCAACTATAATGAGTTGTTCGAGAGATTTTAGCCTTCAATAAAGCTGGACTCACAATCCCCAAAGTGCTTTGCAGCGCCGCGACCATCGCCTTTTTTAGCTGTCTCGTCTTGTTTTCCGTGTAATAAGTTGCCATCTGAATAACTCCTTGATTTGCTTAAACATTCTATCACGTAATCACTTACGGTTATTAATTATTTATTATTTATTTGATCCAATAGCACTTCCAGTAAGTATCGCACCAAAAGCTAAATGAAATAAACCACCACCCATTAAAGTAAACGGATTATGCTGACCAGTCAATTTCTTCATCAATTCCATCTGAACTAACGTGTCCTCTGTTGAATTAATTATATCCATAAATTGAGAAATGTCTGGTCGATTAAGACCATACCAGACTGGAACGAATAAGAAATCATAGAAACAAATCAGCAAATATATTATAAGTGCCGTCCATCGCCATCTTGAAGTACTTTTTTCTACATCTGTCATACACAAGGCGGAGTGCACATTAATGCATCAACACCTATTGCCATCGCTGCAATGAATGCAATTACACCCAAAGCAATTGATATTATTATCCACTTATTCATTTGATTCCCCTCCCCGATTTATAATATTTTATCATGAAACCAAGGTAACAGTAACGAGTAACGATTGGGAAAATAGATATGTATGATAAAGAGAATACCAAAGATTCTTATTCTATACTATCATTCTATTATTCTATCTGTTACCGTTACTATTTATATAAAATAGTACTTAAATGTATATAGTATATAGCTTTTTTGAGGTCACAAAATAGGTAACAAATCTTATAATTCTTCGAATGATTCACGAATTTCATCATTAGACATAGCATTCAGGACCCATATCCTTCTATTTCTTCCATCGACTTTAACCACTTTAGGATGCAAACTGTAACCTAATTTCTTCATTACAAATCTTATTTCCTTCTTCGATAACTGCAATTCAGGATAATCGAATAAAAGTAAATCATTTAAATCTGACTGGGATATGCAGTTCTTGTTAATATATTTATTATTGCCTGCGATTAATGACCTAACTTCCGTAAGTCCCGAAAAGGCGTCATCTTCTGTTGCAATCATTAGTTGTTTATGTTGAGTCATTGGTGCTTGTTTAATGCGTTTAAACTCTTCAACGATAGTATATTCTAATAGCCATTTCCTTATTTCCCCTTGGTAATTATTAATAGCATAGAATAATTTCTCGAAATATTCACCTGCTTCATAACCTACATATCGAGGCAAATCGTCTATAGATTGAATTGGTACAAAGATAATCCACCATCTACGATCATCGGTATCTAAAGGCAATGCATCTTTATAGTTGGTGAAGACCATATAGTTTGTCGTATTGTACGTCATATAAGGTGTAACACCCTTTTCGTTAATTTGTATCATTCTGTCGGTTATAAGAGGTTTTAGCGCATTAACAGCATCATAGCGATTATGGCCTTTAACTCTTAATTCCTCTAATACA